GCTCGATCCAACGAAAACCAAATCGCACGACATTTCGAGATACTCGCCGTGAACGGTGTGGGAATCGTAGTCGCCGTTGCCGAGACGCGTATTAGATGTCTCGTAGTTATGCGTCAGCGTGAACCCGTCGACGGTAGGCATCACAAACCCAGCGCCGAGCGACGTGTTGCTGGCGTTGTAAACCGTGAACGAGACCGGCGTCCGCGAGCCTGCGCTTCCGCCGTATGTCCCAAATCCGTTTGCTGCACCCTGCGTTTGTGAGGCCATGTGTATCCTTTAGCTGATGTCGGACGGCGCTGCCGTCAGTTGAAACTCAAATCGAGTGACCCACTTGCGACCCATCTGGTCGAAGCTTTGGTTCACGTTTCCACGACCAAATGCCGTGAAACCAGAATACGCACTCAGATCCGAAATGAATGAGTCGCCGTGAATCCAATCCGCGACCTCAGCCACGGATTGCAGATGATCATCTGGCGTACTGTCATCCGCCTGGTGCCTGACCTCGACAGAGACAGACACCTCAAAGTTGGCAATTTGCGGCGTGATCTGGGATGCCGTGCTAGCGTTGGCGATGATCGAAGGGAGCGGATTGCTGGCAGGCGATGCCGTTTCGTCGTCGTCCAGCGGCCCCCGCGAAATCCCGGCGCGAATAGACGCTGGCCACGTCCAAGCCTTCGTCTCCATTGCGTCGCGAAACGCAAACATGGTTTTGCTGAGGATGCTCACAGGTTAATCCCCTCCAGAAAGGATTTGATCGCCTCTTCGCGAGTTATGAAAACGCCATCCAATAGGCCAAGTCTGACACCCTGCTTTCCGCTTACGGCGCGACCGTCGAACACGTCAACGTCCACGTTGTCCCGGTAGGTCGTCACCCAGTCGGCGAAGTCGCTGCCTACCTCGGACACCATTGACTGAAAATGCGCGGCTTCAGCCTCCGACAACGCAGTGCCAGGATAACCTGCGGCCTTGAGCTCGCCGCTGCGGAAGACCTGCACCTTGATGCCGGACTGATCCAGCATTGCGCTGTAATCGTAGAACGCGAGGACGCATCCAACGGATCCAACAACCGATGACGGCGTTGCGTAGATCACGTCCGCGCTTGCAGTGATCCAATAGGCAGCGCTGCAAAGCTCGCCCTCGGTCCACACCATGAGAGGCTTTGAAATTCGCGCAATACGCTCGGCTGCCTCAGGCGTGCCGTTGACGGTTCCGCCTGGACTGTCCATCTCGACGATGATGGCGGTCACGTTAGCATCTGCGTCGGCCTCCTCAATTTCTTCGGCAAGCTCGTCCAGATCGCAGCATCCAAACCAGCCGTCGACGTTGAGCGCCAAAACGCCGCGCGCTTTGATCACGGCAACGGACATTTCCATGCCCGTCATTTCATCCTCAAACTCAATCAATTCGTAAGGGGGTGTTGAAACCGGCTCGTCTTGGCATTTTTTTGGGCGCAGTGCTTCGACAGCCTCGGACGTGACCTCTGGGCGAATCGCGAAAATCTTGTGTTGGCTCACGGTGTTACCTCCTGCGTCTGATCGGTTGGCGGTTGAGCCGTCCCAGAGTTCGTATTGATCGCCTTCACTTCGTCAGTCGAAATGCCAGCCTCAGCGCACTTTTCGCGGAACCGAATGGCAAACGCGATTTGCTGATCCATCACGTGTTCCCAGTCGTTTCCAATCTGCGCGGCCTCGATCTGTGGCGAAGACAATCCGCGCTCCATTCGGATTTCAGAGACCTGCGCGGCGTATTTGGCGTCTGCCGTGATGTTGGCAGCGCCCTGGTAGCGCCACCGATACCAATCATCAGACGGAGGCAGGATCCCTTCCTTGATAGCTTTGGCGATGCGCCACGAGTCAACCGAACGAGCCAGCGGAAACAGGCATTGGCTGCGCATCATGCCGACGTGACGGTTGATGCGTTCAACCACAACCCGCATGGCAGCGCCACCAACCTTAGACGGATCCAGGAAGTAGTCGATCGACCATCCCATCCCGGCCATGGCCTGACGGATGATTGAATCCGCAAACTGCTGTTGTGCCGGAGTAGGACGGTCAGCCTTGAGCGCCTCCAGCTTGCCTCCGGTTCCGCTGCGGAAGTATTGGATCTCGCCGCCACGCATTGAGTGCATGGCAAGATTTGCGTCCGGGTTTGTCTCGGTCGAATCCTCGCCCAGCAAGCTTTCCGCAGTCGCTGGAGGAAGTCCGGTTTCGTTGGTCTCAGCTAAGACGATTGAAGCCGCAAGCTTCTGCGCGATCAGTTCGAAGCGCCGAACCTCGTCGACATCCTGAAAGTCCGTCATCGCGCATCCAAGCGCCGAGAATCCGCGCACCTGGTCAGCGTACCGAGGCAGGAAGCGCACCTTCATGTCTACGGCGCTGATGTCTTGATATGTCGTCCTCGCGTCGTCGTAAACCCGGTACGCAAGCGGTCGCCCCACGTCATTTACGATCACTCCGTCAACGATGCGATAGCCTTCCCAAGGCGAGTCGGAGCCAGCGGTTCCAATTCCATTGTCTCGGATGCGATGCGCTGGGATCGTCTGCAAAAGAGGGTATCCGCCAGCGCCCTCGGTAAAGATAACGCCTACGTCTCCGTCGCGGATGATGTGCAGCATCCACAGGCGTTGCAGAGTCTGCATCGGGTACAGGTCCCCGCGCACGTCGCAGAGTCGGTCGTGATCCTCCAGCCATTGTTCCGCCAGCATGCCCCACTCGGAGTCAGACCCGGCAAACTGCGGCGTGAGTTCGCCAGACACAATTGCGGCCTGATCGTCGACTGATCCAGCCACCAGGGAGTTGTTGGCGTAAAGCCAGCGCCCCATTGACATCAGCAACAGGCGATCCGTGCCGCTGTACAGGTTAGCCGAGTCGCGATCGAATCCAGTGCGAGCCCTGCGTTGCTGCGAGCCAATGGCGGCAGTGCTGATCCGGGTCGGCATAAGCCGCCCGAACTGGTCAAAAAGTCTGACGGGTTGCGTGGCCATTAGACAGCAGCGCCCATGACCGCCACCGATCTAGTCGGCGGAATCTGGGAAAGCGGATACAGATCCGGGTTGATGGCGAACAGTGCCTTTTGAACCAAAACAAACCGCTGGAATGGTCCCATCTGGATGATGGATGACGCCTGAACGTCGCCAGCGGACGAGGATTGCAATTGCGATCCAGACAGCATCTCAGTCTGGATGCTCCTGCGAGCAGCCAGCAACTCCGCCTCAGTCAGTCCGACGAACGGGTTGAACGCCACACCTTAACCCGTAACCGCAACACCGCTACGCGACGCCCTTTGCCATTGCGGCGAAAACTTGCATCCGTGCCACGTCCCACGCGTGCGGTTCGCATCCAACTTGCTCCCACGTTTCCGGTTCTCCCGGCTTCTTTCGGATCTTCATCATTGAGTTTAACTGGTCCGTGTAGTCCTGTTCCGCCTTCGTCATTGGCTCAACCTTAGGCTCCACCCATAGCCCAGAGTCGCGCAAAGCCTGCAAACGGTCAGCGGTCGACGGCTTTGAGATGAAGAACGCCAAAGCCTTTTTGCCTTTGCTGGTCAGCCCGTTGGAGTCTGGGTCTCCCCACCAGGACAGGCTCCACGGTTTCTCGACCCATGTCGGCGCTTTGCCTGGCTCGGCAACCTTGTGCTTCCACGCCCTGCGAGCGTCACCGCGAATGCACACCCAATCGTAATTGGCAGCCCACGTGTAGACCATGCGAGCATTCCAAGCTGCGTCGATGATCACGCATCGTGGCTTGATGTTCATCGCGATTCTCAGTGCCTCGATCTCCTCTGGCGTTTTGACCTGCCCCCAATGCAGTCGGCGGCTTTCCCCGGTCTTTGACCAGGCCCTAGCCATGACGTGGAAGTGACCGTGCTGCGTGTCCACGGCCATGAACCGGAAAGCCTCGTCAGGCCATTCCTCCGAAGCTGACATTTCGACGCGTTGCAACGGGTTTTCCGATTCAGCAACCGTTCGTTCATTAGCGAACTCCGCTAATTGCTTCTGCGTGAAATCGACCAGCGGCTTCCAGTTGCCGCGCTTGGACTGGACGCGGGCAGCCAAAAACAATGCGACAAGATCGCGCCATTGGGCGCAGATGACATCGTTCCAATGGTATGAATGCGACTCGGAGGACCCGCCCTCGACACGAGCGTATCGACCCAGGGCATTCCATCGGCCTTGCGTCTGCTTGCACTCTTTGTGCTCGTGCCCGCAGAACTGGCAGACATAACGCGTCGACGCTTTGGCGCCCTCGATGTCGTAGGATCCATCCGCCCTTTTGTCGGCTGCAAACACGATTCCGTAGCGGCTGCCGTCGTCGTGCTTGCCTGAGAAAACAGGTCGCTGATAGACGCCGCATGCGTCGCACGGCACTTCCCACTCATGCACGGTCCCGGCTGTGTATTGCTGCCACCATTCCCCGCCAGTCTCTCCGCCTTGGGAGATGCCGAGGAACTTGTCGGACTGATTGCGCCTGAAGTCTCCAAGCCGCGTCTTTGCCTGTCCCAGTCTACCATGAGGCCAAAGCCAAAGCTCGTCGCCAATCAGGTAACGATAGCCTCGCGCTTGCAGATTGCCGAATGCTGGACCCTTTACGTGAACCGGGTACCCATTGGCCAATTGGATCTCGGTCGATCGGTCCTTGTGCCGATTCTCCGGCAACAGCGACTGGACGGCCTCGCACGCGTGCAGAATTGGCATCAGGCGCGTTTCGCAGTGCAACCGGGCCTGATCATCCACAGCGAACACCCAAAGCAGCGGGCCGGGATCCTGGGCAATTGCCCACGGAGCAAACACGTCCGCGATCAGAGTCTTTCCGGTTCTAGGGGGAGCCAGAATGTTAACCTCTCGCACGCGGTCGGATTTGAGCGAGTCCAACGGCGCGATGAAGTGACGCGAGATCGACGGATCAAACTTGCCGGAAAACGTAAGCGTTGGAGGCAACGTCACATTGTCCGCCGCCCAGTCTGAGATCGGCCTACGGTCAGGCACCCACTGTATTCTCCTCCACTCTTCCGCCAGATCAATCACGCGCCAGTTATGGCTTCGTCGGCAGCTTGCGCAAGCTTGTCCGCAAGGTGCTTCTCCATCTCAATCCGTTCGTCCCGAAAAGCTCGAGTGGCCGCAGCCGTGTAAATCGCGTTCACCCGTTCCAGTTGGTCGTCGGCGATGCCAATTGACAAATTCATCCACGCTTCCGTCTTCGGACCAGAAAATCCCGGCTTAGCTGTTGAGACCTGAAACTTTGCGCCCCTATGTCTCGCCACGTTTCCGGTTCCCTCGAGCCCGCCGTATTCGCGCACCAGTCGCATAAACGCGGCATTGCCGGAAATCTGCTTACCTTTGGACTTTTTGGACGATCCGCCGAATTGCGTGAAGTGTCCTTGGAACTTTTTGATGGCTCCAATTAATCCAGACTTCAGATAGCCCACTGAGCCAACCGCCTTGCGTCTGAGCGATGCAGACGCAGTCTTCATCTTTTCACCGTACAGCCCAATTCCGCCAGCCTTGCGATTTCTGGTCTGGGCGATCAGATGAACACGCCGAAGCTGTCGTGCTCTACCTACGGCTTTGCCGGTCTTTTTGTCCATGCGCCTGTCGCCGATCGTTTGCTGCATGTACGTCCTGATCTCATCCCGCTTCTGCTGCACACGATGCGGAGGAATCAGGACAAACATCCGCATCAAAAGAAATGCCATGCGCGCATTTACGGCCACGGACATTTCGCGACTGGTCGTCACCAACCAGCGCTTCATCACCTCGTTGAACCTCTCCGTCTCAATTGTGAGTTCGGCCTTCACGCGTTGGCATCAGCGCACATCAGGATGATGTACACGTTGTCAGGCGAAAACGCAGTCTTCACGATTCTGCGGGTGGATCCCTGATAGACAATGGTCTTGCCAGTCACCGGAGTCGGTCGGTCATTATCCATGGTGTAGAGTTCGGAATCCATGGTGATCAGCGTAGAGTCTACAGTCAGGAACTCTTCGCGATCGACAAACAGCGTCAGTGACACCGTCATGTCGTAGCCGCCGTCGGCCACGATTGATCCTACGCCGAGCGTGTTAGGCACACACGGGACCGGCAGCGACTTCCAGGTAAAAGTCGGCGATTCCAGAAGCGTTCGCAGGCTCGAAAGACCTGCCCTTGTCATGTTGGCAATGCTCATCGCATCAGCTTGTAAACCGCTTCCTTTTCCGCCATTGAAAACCACTCAGGCACAATGCCTGAATCCGCAGCGTCGATAAGCTCCTGGGCGGTCGCTCTAGCGGATCTTGCCGAGGATGGAGTCGAGGGCTTCGAGCGCTCGCACTGCGTTGGTTCCGCTGGAAGCTTGGCCGAGGGATCCGACGGTGGCGGATTGCTGTCCCTCGGTTTGCTGGGCCTTGAAATTCGCGAGATCCGATTTGCTCGTAAAGATCGTTCGGCTTGAGGCACGCGTGGTGATCTTGGTGTACGATCCGTCCGGGAGTTGTCGCTCATCGGTTTGGGTGGTGTTAAATGATGCGCAGCCAGTCACGGCAAGCGCGGCAATCAGTGCAACGTTTTTCATTTCTTGATGATCTCGGTGTTCCCGCTTCGACGCTTAACGTCATCCGCTGCGCCTTTGACGCCTTGGTGGATACCAGTTGCGCCGAGGCCCGCCACAAATCCAGAGACGACGTTCAACGCATCCCAGCCGCACAGCGCTGGCACCAGTAGAGCGCCAGCAAGCGCAGCCAGCGTCGGGATGTAGGCGTTTGGAAATTTGGGCCACGACTTGGCCAAGGCTCCAAGACCCAGACTTGCCGTGGTTGCCAGTGGGATAGCTTCAGCGAGTGTCATATTACGCAAGTTGGTCGGCTGGTTTTTGGACAGGCACTTTGATCACTGGGGGCAGGCTAATCGTTTTTGGAGTTTGCGGAGGCCACGCAATCACTTTGACCTTCTGGCATGTCAAAATGCAATAAATACCCTTGGTTAGTAAACGGTTGCGTTTTGCCCCCCGTCCACATTTGCAATTCCGGTTTTTGCTTCAATCCGTATCAGCCGTCTTTCGTGGTCCTCCAATCTGTCGGCCATCAGCTTCAATCTTGAGTCAATGCTCAACACCTTGGCTCTGGTGTCAGACGTTTGATAATACACGCCAGCAGCCATGAAAGCTCCAACTGCAACGCCGATCAGAATTGCCCACAGCAATCGCAGAGGCAGGTTTACGCGTGTTGTTTCGTCGATTTGCGGCTTACTCATGATGTTGGTCTTTCGCAATTGCGTAGAGACTACGACGCGGCCCAGTAATCCACCCAGTTTGATTGAGCTGTAACGCCAGGCACAGCATTGGTCTTAAGCCAGTCGGCAACCCGAACGCCGATCTGCCGATGGCCTTCAGCGTTGTAGTGCTGGTTGCCTGTAGTGTAGACCAAAGCATTCATGTCGGCGATATAGCCAGCCGTCACGTCATCGGCGAACTGCTGCCAATGGTTCAGGTATTTGGCTCGGGTTGACCCGATGCCGCTAATTGCCTGAGAGACGGTCACGGCAGCTTGCTGCGCGGTGCGAAGCGTCGCGTTGGTTGAGTCCGGTGATCCTGGCGTTTCGGTCGGCAGGAATTGGGTGGACATGATGACGACCTGCTTCACGCCTCGCGTGTAGTCATCCGCGATTCGGGACCACCCGGCAGCCCCGGAAGCGTGTCGGCGTTTGATCCAGACCGCGCCGTTGGTAGTCGCTCCTGCCGGTTTCACGGACGCGATTGCCCCAGTCACTCGCGCAGGCTGGCCGTAGGAGGTCGGTATTGCCGCGTCAGCAATCCCGCCTGTGGTCGATCCATCCGCCACGACCCAATATCTGGTTCCGATCGGGATCAGGGTTTGGCCAGCGTCCACCGTTGGCAGAGATCCCTCAGCAGACACGACGCCCTCGACACGGTTCAGGAGGCATCGGATGATTGCCTCAATGTTAGCCTGCGTAGTCGCGGTCGTCATGCTATTTCCGGGGTCGTTTACTCCGATCATCACAAAGGCAATCTCCGGCACGTTGTAGATCGGCCATTCATCGCTTCCTCCGTCGCGCCACTGAAACGCGGAATGAATCCGGTTTAGGCATTGGGTGGAAGTGTTGCCGGATGCTCCAAGATTGCGGAACAAAAGCGTTTCGAGACCGTATTGAGTCCGCATTTCACGCTGGGCAGCGCCTGGCCAAAACTCGACTCCCAAGACACCGTTTGTGTTATTGTGCGTGATGCTGTCGCCAAACGCAACAGCTCGAACCTTTGGGTAAATAATTGGATCCATAGATCAAACTCCTACCACAGTGCATTTCACTCCTGTTGCTGATGCGCGGTGCAGGTAAAAATTTGCACTGCTCGAAAAATGATTACCAGCAATGGGCAATGTAAACTGGAATGTTCTGCTTTCACCAGCGGCTAGGCTAAAGACGTAGTAATCGACAGCGTTTAACCTCCATGTGATCGTGATTGCAGACACTGTAGTGTTATAGTATGTCGCCTCCAAAATGCCCCGTGGCGTTCTAAATGCGCCACTAAATCCAGACGCAACAATTGCAGTGTTGGTGGTGGCAACGTCGTATGGATTGGAACGTATCGCAAAGTTCTGCGGCTCCCTATATCCGGCAGCCTTTTCAAGGAGAAGCCCCATTACGTATGTAGCGTTTGCGCTTGAAGTAAAGACGCGATGGTCAATCTCAAAATGGTGGAGTCCATCACATAGGTCTCGCGTTACAACTACTCCGTAAGATCCCGATGGGTCTGATTGTCTTGCCTGAGTATAAGGATTCCAAGCCTGCTTTGGAATTTCATACCCCACACGATCAATCATCACACCAAAATCAGAATGCACGTTTGGGCTAATCGCTGACGTGGTTGATGGGTCAAAACGAACTCCGAACGATCTGCCGCGAAAATATCCAGAGAAACCGTAGTTTGTTCCAAATCCATTGGCCACAGATTCCATGAAAATGTATGTGCCTGATTTGTCCGCGTTCATGGCGGCAAACGGATTCGAGGTCGGAAGCAACCCCGCACCATCTTGCGCATATGTCCACGGAACAAACACAAGCTCTCCAGCCGCAAGCTCTGTTCTGATGCGTCCGTTTCCAATTCCATCCTTTCGGATGGCCGTTCTTACGTTTGGATCCACTGCGGATGAAAGTGCGCTCATGCGATTGTGATTGCGGGTTGTGCTGTTACATTCCCTTCAGCATCTCTAGTTACAGTTGTCTGGGTGGCTGTTTTGCCGCTGTTGGAATGGGTAACTGTATACGCATCAATAGTCAGAAAAGTTGCGTTCTTCGTGGTTCGCGTGAACGTGCCCGCGCTACCGTCAGGCCATGACACAGTGGCGGTTGTAATCACGCCGTCGGAATCGCGGGTTGCTGATGTCAGTGTATACGCTTCCGACGCAACCCAACCAATCAATGTCGAATCCTCATCCTGAACCGAGGAAACGGTCTGGATTGTTACGGGAAGCGTTACTGGCGATTGAGAAAAAGACAGCCCGAGACCGCCGTATGTCACGCTGACATTTACGTCGCTCATAGGTTAGTCGGCCCGTCTGCCAGTTTAATCAGATAGGTCTTGGTTGCGGATTTGTTTACCGACGAACCCCAAAAAAAGAAGTCAATGTAGTAAGTGCCCTCGTCAAGCAACCCGGTTGTTGCGCTAGGAATAGTGATTGTTGACGATGCTGATCCGTCCCCAGAAACAGATGCGGAGACGGTCCCACTGTCCCAAATCAGCCTGTCATCATACGTCCTAAGCTGACCCTTAAGCATTAATCCAGACCAGCTTACTGAAGCAGACGCGGCAAATGAAAACGCAAACGAGATGTCCTCGTAGCGCTTTTTGTAGATTGGGTTTGCTGAATCTACGCTTTGGCCTTTGGTCGTCATGCTCATGGTTGGACAATCATCCAAGCAAAGGTTGAGTTGTCGCCTCCGTTGCTGCTGTTGACCAAAAAGCTTACTCCGTTGCTTCTGGAAATAACATGCAAATATCCGTGAGCGCCAGATACTGACTGAGTCGTCAAAAAGATTCGACTGGTTGCGGTTATGCTTGAGTTCGTGACGGTTGCCGCGCCGGATGACAATGTTGCCGTTCCGGTGATTATTGAACCAGGAAGGTTTGAAAACTCAACCGTTCCTTCGGTGCTGTTGGAAAGCCTCAGGACGTATCCGTTGCTGACCGTCCCAGCGGTGACTCCAGGCGTGATCAAATTGAGGTTTGTGACACCTCTGAGCGTTGTGATTCCGCCATCAATGAACAATGTCTGAACCCCTCCAATGTCGGTGTTGATGCCATCGAGATTCAGTTGATTGATGTCATCAAGCTCAAAGCTGTTGGTCAGGTTGCCATCAAGTACGCCCGAACCAGAAAGCACAATATTAGTCCCAATCTTTGTGACTCCGTTGGTGTAGACCGAAGCCCACAACGTCGCAAAGTTGGTGTTTGATTTCAGCCCAAAGGTCCGAAGCGAGTCTCCGGTTCCGTCGTTTGCAGTCGTTCCAGTATTGATGACTGCACGCGTTTGGCCGAACAGGCACAACGGGAAAAGCAAAACCAGCAAAAGTCTGTTCATGGGAATGAAAAGGGCCGATCTGGATAAGCAGACCGGCCCAGTGTGACCAATGAGCGGTAAGGGCCGAGCGGTAAGATTACGTGTCCAGGCGGATGCCAGCAGTAATCGCGGTCAGATCGCCAGTCGTTGCCGACATCGCGATGTTGACCCGAATGTAGCGGCGAACCGTCGACGGCAAACGCCAGCGGCGGGTGGTCGCGGCGGTAGCGTTGGAAGCGCCAGTGAGAACCAGCGTCGCAAGCTGCGAGACGGCAGCAAAAGAGCTGTTGTCAGCGCTGTCGTTGATCGTGAACGTGATGGTCTGACCAGTCGCGCAGGTGGTCGCCGGAACAGCGATCACAAGCTCGGACTGCTCACCAACATATTCCGGAAGCGCCACGCCCAGGTCGATCGACGAGGAGTTGGCGTTCGTGTTTTGGGCGGGCAGCGCACGGCTGACCGTAAGGAGTGCGTCCTGAGTTTGACGAGGCATGGTATTGGTTCCTTTCGGGCAGTTGCGTTATTCGATCGCGTCCGTGATGCCGATGTTGTCGGACAGCACGATGGGGATTCCATCCCAGTCCTGCACGCGGCTCGCGATGTTTGGCGTGGTGCGCGCAGCGTTGGGCGCGACACCGGCCTGGCTGAAGATCGTGACCGAGCGGGAGCGGGCAAGCTGACCAGCGGACCGGCGGCTCATGAAGAGCACGTCCGGCGTATAGCCGACCGGAAACTTCTCGATCAGCTGCGAGATCAGCGAGTCGCTCGCGGTCTTGCCGGAATCGGCAGTGACGTTGAGGATTCGACCCACGCAGTTGACATTTCCCAACTGGAGTCCGACGTGAGCGGTCAAGTCAGCGACCCGGCCACCGTACTTATTGCCGGAGCCGTCGGTGAGCTGCTGGTCGCGGAACTCGCCGAGCTGAAGCGTGTTTCCGTTGCCGAACACCAAGTGACAGTCCTGGAGGCCGAACTTGACGGCGTAGATCGAGGACGCAGTGCTGGAGGTCGTGCCAGTGGCGTCAACGACGATCGAGGACGTGCCGGATGCAGCGGTCTTAGGAGTGAACGCCTTCAGGCCGGTAAAGCCCAGCGCGGACGTTCCATTGAAGATCTGGCCGCCGAGCGTCACCAGCGCGGAGCGGGTAACACGACTGGCTTCGATCATCTCAAGGTCAGGCAGACCCAGACCCTCAGAAGCGCGGCTGACGGCAAGGTCAACCTCGACAGCGCCACGGAAAATGAAGCACTCGGTAAGACGCTGGTCGAACGTCGACTTGGTCGGCGCAATACCTTGGTTGGCGGCGGTGAAGCCGGTGGTGGGGAGCGTCGTGGCGACCGCAGTCTTGTAGCTCGTGCCGGGAATGACCCGCGACATGAACGACAGCACTTCGGGGGCGAAGGTCTGATTCTCTTCGATCAGGCCAACCGCCACGTCGTTGCCGGTAAGCTTGGCAACATCGAGCAGGGTGTGAACTGGCATCGTGTGTTATTTGGTTAGGGTTTGGCGGACGCGGCGCGGGCGGCCTTAGCGCGCGCCAGCCCCGTAAGGGTAGGGTCGATCGTCTTCTTCACCGGATTGGCCGAGGCGCCGGAATCGGCGGCGGCAGCCGGATGACCGACGGTCCCGAGGATCGCGGCAGCCTGGGCAGACGGACTGGCAGTCAATCGGCTTGCCTCAAGCTTGAGCGATTCGGCGGCGGCGTTAGCCTCTTCGGCGGTCTTGGCAGCAGCAGACGCAGACGCCTTTGCGGTCTCAACCTCGCCAGTCAGACGCTGGACTTCGGCATTGAGCCGGTCCCGGTCTTGGGAAACAGACGAGAGATCGGAAAGCGCTTTGTCACGCTCGCCAGTGAGTGCCGC